GGGGGTGAAAAGTGAGCGACATCAAGATTGCAGTCGATGCGGACAACATGTTGGGGCGCCAGTTCGACCAGCTGGAGCGCAAGAATCTGCCCTTCGCCATCATGCAGGCGTGTAATGCCACCGCCTTCGAGATCCGGCAGCAATGGCAGCGCACGTCCAGCCGTGTTTTCGACCGGCCCAGCGCCTTGACCCAAAAGGCGGCGCAGTATCGCAAGGCCACCAAGAGCCGGCACTTCGCGGAGGTATACCTGCGAGACGAAGCCTACAAGGGTACGCCACCTGCGAAGTATCTGTTGCCCCAGGTTGAGGGTGGTTCCCGCCGCAAGAAGGGCTTTGAGGTTCTGCTGCAGCAGAAGGGTGCGATGCCGGCGGGCATGTTTGCCGTGGCGGGTGATGGCGCTGACCTTGACGCGCACGGCAACGTGCGGCCGCGGCAGATCAGCCAGATCCTCTCCCAGATGGGGGCGCGGCAGGACAAGTACCAGAACCAGACCGAGATCAGCGCGGCACGCCGCCGCGGCAAGCGCCGACGAGGTGGAGAGTACTTCGCTCTGCAGGCTGCACGCGGCAAGCTGCGTCCGGGCATCTACGAACGCATCACCACTGCTTTCGGCTCGGCGGTGCGCAGCATCTTCATCTTCACCCGCCGCGCTTCGTACAAGCCGCGTTACAACATCTTCGGTCTCGCGCAGCGTGCGTGGGACAAGCTGATGCCGTTCCACTTCAATCGCGAGCTGGCCAAGGCTATCCAGACGTCCAAGTTCCGGGGGCGCGGATGAGCCAGAAAGCGTTTCTTGCCGATTTCGACGCGACGGTCATGGGCGCCTTCAAGACGGCTGGCATGGCGGACAGCGCGCTCTACTGGGCGCCGTCTGCCCAGGCGGATGCGGGCATTCCGTGTGACGTGATGGTGGACCGCGGCGTTCAGTCGTGGGGCGACGATCCGATGGCCGTGGCTACCGACAGCATCACTGTGCGCTTCCGGCGCGCCCAGGTGGTGCCAGTGAAGGGCGGCTTCGTGGAAGTGGACGGCGACCGCTATCGCCTGACCGATCTGCTCAATGACGACGGGTCGATGATCCGCTGTGCGGTGACCCGTGCCTGATCGCACCGCGAGTCCGCGCCGCCTGCTGCTGCAGGCCTTCCAAGCCAACCTGCGGATGATCAGCCAGGCAGCGGGTTACCGCACCGACATGGGCGCGGAGGTCACCTTGGAGCCTGGGCAGTTGGACCCGGATCAGGTGGACGACGGCCTGACGGTGTTCATCCAGAAGCAGGAGCGGCCCAGCGAAGCCGCTGTGGTCCGCACCCACCGGCTGACCACGGTGGCGCTGATCGTCAAGCGCAAAGCCTACGCCGAAGCGGAGAGCCGGCTGGACGACGTGCTGGATGACATTGAAGACGTTCTGACCGGCCGCGCAGCCACGTGGCCCAAGGGCTACAGCGCGCCGGTGTTCATGATCATGGAACCGTTGCGGGCGCCTGCGGGTGCGGACTGGATCGGCGCCCACCTGACATACACCACCAACATCCCGATTCGTTGACGCCGCCCAGCGGCATTACCAGGAGAAACACACCATGAAAGACCACAGCTATCTGGGCAGCGGCGAACTGCATCTGCGCGAGATCGGGGCCGCTGCTCCGTTCGTGTCGGTGGGCAACGTCTCGGCACTGACCTTCAGCCCGCAAACCAATACGCTGACGCTGGCTGACAGCACGCAGCCGGGCGGCGGCGAACGCAATCGCGTGGACCGGCTTACCGGTGTCGAAGTGGCGTACACCTTCCACGACTTTGCTCCGGAAAACTTCGCCATCGCGCTGCGGGGCTCGTCTGCCATCATCGAGGCCGGCGACGTGGTCGATGAATCGGTGGTTGCCTATCCGGGCGGTCTCACGCCGCTGGCGCGGATCGCCACCGAGATTGCGTCGGTGGAAGCTACTGGCGGTGGGGCAGCCTATGAACTGGGCAAGGACTACGAGCTGCGCAACGGAGCACTGTTCATTCCCGCTACCAGCGGCATTCCGGTCCCGGCGGCAGGCGCGGCCAACATCTTGGTCAGCTACTCGCACCCGAAGGTGGCTGTCGTGCAGGCGCTGGTCAATCCGGCCAAGCAGTATGAAGCGCTGTTCCTCGGCCTGAACGAAGCGCAGAGCGGCAAGCCGGTGCGGGTACACGCCCACAAGCTCAGCGGCGGTGTGCTCGCCCAGATGGGCCTGATCGGCGATGAGTACGGCGCTGGCGAGGTCACCGGCGCGCTGATGGCCGACAGCAGCAAGGCGGCGGGCCTGTCGCGGTACTTCACGGTTGAGCAGGAGGTTGTGGCGTGACCGTGGCGAATGCCGATGCGCTGGAGGTGCTGGCTCCGGCCAGCACCGCGTTGCAGTTCCGCGGCGAGGCGCTGTCCATCACCCCGCTGCCAGTGGGACGCATCCCGGAGCTGGTGCGTCTTCTCCGGCCGGTCCTGAAGGGCTTGAACATTGACGCTGCCGATATGGCCGGCATCGAGGTCACGCCGGATCTGGTGATGGAACTGGTGGTTGATCACGCGCCTGCGCTGTTTGAGGCCGCTGCACTGTGCTCGGGACAGGACCGCGAGCGCATCGAAGGTGCGGACCTCGCTGACTTCATTGCTCTTGCGCTGAAAGTGGTCGAGGTCAACCGCGATTTTTTTATTCGGCAGATCGCTCCGCTCCTGGCCGGCCTTCGCGGCAGGGTGAGTGGGGCTGGGCGGACGCCGTCCAGCTCCTGATCGAGCACGGTCACAGCTTTGGCGAGATCCGGCGTTACACGCTCGCCCAGGTTGCGGCTTTCACCGAAGCGGCCGAGCGCGCCAGGCGCCGGCGTCTCGCCGATGAACTGATGAACCTGCGCGCTGCGCAGTACGACGAACCTGGTTTCAAAGACTACCTGAGGGCACTGGCGGGCTGACATGGCAGGCAACGACCCCAATCTGCGCGTTCGTATTTCGGCGGACATCAACGACATCAAGCAGGGCTTGGCGCTGGTTCGGCAGGAGGTGTCGAAGTTCCGCGCCGAGGCTTCCAAGGCCATCGACCTGAGTGGCGTCACCGAAGGCTTCACCAACCTGCGCAACTTGGTGGGCGGCTTGTTTGCTGGCGTCACCGTGGGCAGTGTGTTCAGCGCCATCATCCGGGAAACGCGTGAAGCCGGCGATGAGCTGGCCCAGCTGCAGGCGGTGCTCAAGTCCACGGGCCAGCAGGCTGGCTTCAGCCAGCAGCAGCTGCTGGACATGGCGGAATCCATGAAGGACGCCACGACCCTATCGGCGGGCGACATCGTCCGTGCGCAGACCCGCCTGCTTTCGTATACCGGCATTGTTGGCAAGCAGTTCCCAGCCGCACTGCAGATGGCCATCGATCAGTCGGCGCGTCTCGGTGAGAGCGTGGAACAGGCTGCTGAGACGGTCGGTAAGGCGCTGGACAAGCCTTCGCAGGGCGTTACCGCGCTCACGAAGCAGGGCTTCAAATTCACCGATCAGCAGCGCGAACAGATGAAGGTGCTTGAGGCCAGCGGCCGCATCGGCGAAGCCCAAGCTATCGTGCTTGAGGCGATGGCCGAAAGCTACGACGGCGCTGCCGCCGCCGCACGCAACACCTTTGGTGGTGCCCTGACCGCAGTGGGTAACTCACTGCGCGATCTGATGGACGGTTCAGGTGGTGGCGGTTTGGCCGGTGCTACTGCAGGCCTCAATGCCTTGGCCCGTACCTTGGGCGGGCCGGAGGTCAAGCAGGCTTTCGCGGAGCTGGCTAACTCGGTGGTCGAGCTGGTAGGTGCCTTCGCACAGTTCATCGCGCAGGACGGTGCAAAGGTGATGCGCGGTTTGGTCGATGTGACTGTTGCGGTGGTGCGCAACATCGATCTGCTGGTGGTGGCCATCGGTATCCACCTGGCTGCGCGGGCCGTGCCCATGGCCATCACGGGGGTGCAGGCGCTGATCGGTTGGCTGGTCAGTCTGCGCGCCGGGCTGTTTGCCTCAACCGCAGCTGCAGGCGGATTGCGGGCCGCGCTGGCCACCATGGGTGGCCCGATTACGCTGGGCATTACCGCGCTGAGTACGGCGCTGTACTACCTGTACCAAAGGACGAATCAGGCGCGGGAGGCTGCCGAGGCGCACGCTGAGGCGCTGCGTTTGAACTCCGAACGAGCAAGGGTCAGCAAGGCCGAAGCCCTTGCGGAGGCGCGGGCGAAGCGCGTGCAGGCGCAGGACACGTTGCGTGCGGCGCAGGCCATCGTGGCCGAGCGGATGGCGCGACTGCAGAGCACTATGTCTCCCTACGCACGCGGTGGTGATCGCGGCGATGCCGCTGGGCTGGCGGCAGCCAATGGGTATCGCCGGGCGCAGGCCGAGGCCGATCAGGCGCGGGAGCAGCTGGAAGCCTGGAGCAAGCAGATTGAGGCGCTGTCAGGGCAGATCGCTGGGGAAGCGGTGACGGCACAGGCAGATGCGGTTGTTGAAGCAGTCAGCGGTGCGTCAAAGGCCCTGGCACGCTCCAACGAACTGCTGCTGGATACCGCCCGCCGGGCCTTGGCCGAGCTGGACGGGCTCTATGCCGACAATGCGATTTCGATTGAATCCTACTTCGGCAAGCGCACCGCGCTGCAGCAGAAGGCCATCGACCTGCAGCTGGATCAGGCGCGTGCCGAGCTGGCCGGTACCAAAGAAGCCGAAGGCCGGCGGCGGCTGGAAGAGCAGATCGTCAAGCTGCAGCGCGACCGTGCCGAGCTGGGGGCTGCTGCGGCCACCGAGCAGGGCAAGGCGGAAAAGGCCTTGGCCGCTCAGCTGGACCAGGTGCGGGCCCGGCTGCAGGAGATGGATGGCAACACGGGTGCCAGCCAGCGCGCCCAGCTGGAAACGCAGTACAGAGCGCTGTTCGAGCGGCTGCGCGCCGAGGGCGATGCCACCGGCCAGGCGATGGTCACCAGCCTGATCGACCGCTTGGTGGCCAAGGCGAAGGGCGATGAGCTGCGTGCAGCATTGGAGCGCATCACGTCCACCCTGCAGTCCACCGAAAGTAGCATCGGCGCGCAGGTCGGCGCCGGCATGATGGGCTATGGCGAAGGCGAGCGGCAGATTGCCGAGGCGCGGGCCAGGGCGCTGGAGCAGATGCGCCAGCTCCGCCTGGCGTCTCTGGAGTCCATGGTGGGGTACGCGAAAGGCTCGCCGGAACAGCTGGCGGCGCTGGAAGGCCTGCGCGAACTGGATGGCCAGATCGCCCAGGTCGTGCAGTCGCAGAACGTGTGGGCGCAGAAGATCGAGGACACCGCAGCCGGTGCCTTCGGGGATTTCCTGGGCGACCTTGCCACCGGTGCGAAGTACTTCAAGGCCGCCTTCAGCGACATGGTGAAGAGCTTCGTCAGCGGCGTGGCGCGGATGCTGGCGCAGGAAGCCGCGCTGCGTGCAGTGCAATCGTTGTTCAGTTGGTACGGCGGCGGCAGCAATGCTGGCGGCGGCGCCAACGCCAAGGCCGGTGCGTCGGTGAACAAGTTCCACACAGGTGGCCGCGTGGGCAGCGGCGGCGGCACCCGCATGCACCTGCCGGTCAACCCCATGGTGTTTGGCAGCGCGCCGCGGTTCCACACTGGTGGTGGTTTCGGCCTGCGCTCGGATGAGCGCGCGGCCATCCTGCAGACCGGCGAGCGTGTGCTGAACCGCCAGCAGACAGCGGCTTATGACGCCGGGCGCAGCGGCATGGGGCGGATGCGGGTGGAGATCATCAACAACGGGCCGCCTGCGAAGGTGGAGAGCGCGGGCGTCAGCAAGGGCGCCGATGGCGACCAGCTGCTGAGGGTGATGATCTCCGCCGTGGCCGACGACGTTGCCAATGGCGGCGCGGTTGCCCAGGCCGGTGTGGCTCGCTTCGGCTGGAAGGAGAGCGTATGAGCCAGTTGCCCGCAGGGACCCGGATGGAAATGACCGGCCTGGGCGAGAACCTCGCCCCGTCCATCGAGCGGACCGAGATGGAACGTGGTGTTGCCAAGCAGCGGCTGCTCAACAGCCAAGTGCTGTGCACGTTCAAGGCCACGTTGTACTTCGCCACATCGCAGGCGGCCGATGACTTCATCGACTGGTATCTGGATGAGATCCGGTGCATCGGCTGGTTCCAGGTGCGCAACCCGCGCAACGGCCAGCTGCTTACCGTTCGCTTCGAAGAAGGCAAGGTCGGCGAACTGAATCCGGTGGATGACAGCGACTACGACAGCCGCCGTGCGGTGGTCATGGAGTACATGCGATGAGTACCTTCACCGAACGCAAACAGCGCGTCACGGATACCAGTGGCACTCTGCTGTTCCTGTCGATCACCGCGCCATCGCTGCCGGCGCCGCTGCGTATCGTCAACGACACGCAGGATTGGGTCAGCCAGGGGGTGGAGTATCTGGGCGTGCCCTTCAGCTTCAAGCTACCGGAGGACACGCGGGGGCAGTCGCCGCGCGCGCAGCTGGTGCTGGACAACGTCGGGCGCGGAATCTCCGAAGACCTGGAAGCGCTGGCGCCGAACGAATTGATGATGGCGCGGCTGATGGTCAGTGACCGCGCGCAGCCGAGCATCTACGAAAAGGACTACTACCTGCCGGTCACGAAGGTCACCGTAGCTGGCGCCACCGCGTCGGCCCAGTGCGGCGTGGACTTCCTGATGCGGCAGCAGGCGGTGCGCCTGCGGGCAAACCCGTTCACCCTGCCGGGGATCTTCTGATGCTCCTGGCGGATGTTGAAGCGCTGGTGGGCGTCCCGTACTGCGAGCACACCTGCGATTGCGCTGATTTCGTGGTGCTGGTGCAGCAGCAGCTGTTCGGCCGCGCGGTCCAGCTGCCCGGCGCCCGGCCGCGTGGTGTGGCCGGCCAGGCGGTGATCGGCGACCTGTCACGGCCATATGCCACGGCCGTCGCCGCGCCGATGGATGGCGATCTGGTGCTGATGATCGAGCATGGCCAGAAACGTGCCGGCCACGCTGGCGTCTACTTCCGCCTGGCCAATGAGGCCTGGGTGCTGCATTCGAATGAGAAGAACGGCTGCAGCGTGCTGCACCGCGTTCGTGATCTGCCGGATTTCGGCTTGAGAATCGAGGGTTACTACCGATGGGTCTGATGAACGCTACTGCCCCGCTGATTGTCACCCCCCATCCGGTGACGCTGGAAGGGCAGCGCACGCTCGCCGCCGAGCTTCGGGAGGGGGAGCGCCTGGGTGCCTTCCTGGCGCGCAACGTGCCGGACTATGGCGGCGACCTGTGGGAGGTGCGCATCAACGGCGTGCTGGTGCCGCATGAGGTCATGGACCGGGTGCGGCCCAAGGGCGGGGCGGTCATCGAGGTTCGCGGGGTGGTGAAGAAAACCGCGCTGATGATCGTCGCCTTGGTGGCGCTGACCGTGTTCACGGCGGGCGTGGGCACGGCCATGGTGACGGCGGGCTACGGTGCCGTGGCCGTGGGCATGGCCCAGGCCGCGATCTATGCGGCGGGCGCCCTGATCATCAACAAGGTGCTGGGCCCAAAGCAGCCGAAGCCCCGGGCCAGCGACGCGGGCACGGTCTACAGCATCGGCGCTTCCCGTAACCAGCCGCGGCCCTATGAGCCCCTCGGCCTGCTGCTGGGCGGGCCGATGCGCATCACACCGGATGTCGCCAGCAATCCCTACAGCTGGTACGAAGGCGACGACCAGTACATGGCCATGGTGCTGACGCCGGGCATCAACGTGGGCCGCGTGGAGGCGCTGTACAACGGCGATGCCCTGCTGTCGACGTTCGAGGGCGTCACCGTGTGGCACAACGGCTTCTCGCAGATGCCCAGCGAGGACATTCCGCTGTACAGCAACGCGGACACCATCGCTGGCGGTGCGCTGGAGGCGGAGAAGGGGCGGCCCAGCCAGTGGGTC